AAATGTCTAGCACTTGGGGTTCTTATACTTGGGGACAAGGTAATTGGGGAGAAAACGCTGATTCCGATATAGCGTTAAGTGGTTTTACACTTACATCAGCAGTTGGTGGTGTTCAACAAGCTAATGTAGGAGAAGCTACAGGTATTGTTTTAACCTCCTCTATAGGCACATCTTCAATTACAGGTGATGCAAATGTTGCACTTACTGGGCTAAGTAGCACTTTAACTTTTGGATCTTTTTCAGCAACCCCCGGACAAGAAGTGGCATTAACTGGATTAAGTTTAAGTATTACACTGGGAGATGCAGATGATGTAATAAGTTCTCCAATAATAGTAACAGGTTTTAATTTAACAAGCGGTATAGGAAGTGTTGCTGTAACGGGTTGGGCAGAAGTTAACAGAGGTTCAACTTCAACTTGGACAGAGGTTGATAAAGCTGCGTAAGTCGCTTATAATACATTTAAAGGATAATTATGGTTTCATACACAAACAGTTTAGGAATTGAACTTCAAGTTACAGGCACTAATTCAGGAACTTGGGGTACAAAAACAAATAACAATTTTGAATTATTTGAACAAGCTATTGCTGGTTATCAAGATGTTTCAATTGCAGGTGGTGCACAAACTACTGCATTACAAATGTCTGATGCAACAATATCTAATGCTCGAAATGCAGTTATAAAATTATCAGGAACAATAACAGGTAACCAAATTGTAACTATTCCAAATAGTATTGAAAAAGTCTACATAATATCAAACGAAACTTCAGGTGCACATACAGTTCAATTTAAAACTGTGAGTGGCACTGGATACACTTTTGCAGCAGCCGATAAAACAAAAAGAGTTTTATATTCAGACGGAACAAATATTGTTGATACAGGAATTGTCACAACGGCATCAACGGACACTTTATCTAACAAAACATTTTCGGGCACAATTACAAATTCAGGAACGATTGTTGGTGGTGGTGTTAGTGCTGTAACTTTAACTAAGCCTAAATTTGCAGATGCTGGTTTTATTGCTGATTCAAATGGAAACGAACAAATAATATTTCAAGAAACAGCCAGTGCTGTAAATGAATTGGAAATCACAAACGCAGCTACAGGTAATGATGTAGGACTTGCCGTTAGTGGTGGTGATACAAATGTAGGTTTAGCTTTTACTGCTAAAGGTAATGGTAAGTTTAAATTTAACGATGCGGCTTATTTTCCAGAAGCCACATTAACAGATGGTGCAACAATAAATTGGGATGTGCAAGCAACACCAGTTGCAAAGGTAACTTTAGGTGGAAATAGAACTTTTGCTGCACCTACAAATGGTTCAACAGGACAGTTTGTATCGCTTTTAATAGTCCAGGGGTCAGGACCCTTCAACCCTACCTTTAATGCGATATTTGAATTTACTGGAGATACGGCTCCGACTTTGACGCAAACTGCGGGTCAAGGTGATATTTTTATATTTTATTATAATGGTTCGAAGTTTTTAGAAGTAGGAAGAAATTTAAATTTAACACTAAGTTAGGATAGTATATGTGGGCACAAGTTAAAAATGGACAGGTTATAAAAATTTTTAAGGCAGCACAAGCTTTCAAAATAGGTGAGTATCAATATCCAAGTGCTGTTTTCTCAAAATGGAGTAAACCAGAGTTAGCAGAAATAGGTTTATACCCTGTTCAACAAGACAGAACAAATTACAAAAATACAGAATACCATAGAAATACTACTCATACTTATACTGTGGATGACAAAAATAAAGTTGTAAAAATGACTTGGGGCAAAGCTACTGCACACAGTTTGGTTGATGTAGAGGTCAAAGATGAGGATGGAAAAAATGTTTTAGATGGAGAGGGTAATAAAGTTATTAATGAGGGTCTTAAAACAGTAAAGAAAAAACAAATAAATGATGAGGCTCGTAATATTTTAAATAATACCGATTGGTATGTTATTAAAGCCAGCGAAGTGTCTGACTACACTTTACCAACAAACATAGCAAAATTTAGAGCAGCAGTAAGGACAAAATGTAATGCTATGCAAACACAAATTGATAATGCTAATGATGTCGATGCTTTAGAAACTCTTTATACATATACAAACACTGGTACAAAAGAAAAACCTGTAATGACTAGACCTTTAGGGGAGTTTCCAAAACTGGAGGATTTCTAAATGCCTTTTATTTTAGGAGCTAGCAGCGCGTCAGATACTGTTCACCAGATCAATCAATCAATTAGATTTAATGACTCTGATTCACCTATATTAAAAAAAACTTTAGCTGCTGGTACGGATGAAACATTTACATTTTCTTGTTGGGTTAAAAGAGGAAATATAGGTTCTGGATTAGGTGGTGCTGGTAATTATGGATTAACTTTATTTTCGGGTGGTTCAGATACTAGTAATTATGGAGAGATACGTTTTGAATCAAGTGGTTTTGGTACTCAAGATTCTCTTTTTTTTTATAATTTAACTAGTGGTTCTATTAATTATAAATTAGCAACAACACAATTATTTCGTGATACTTCAGCTTGGTATCATATTGTTTGTGTAATGGATACAACCAATGCTTCTGAAACAGAAAGAATGAGAATTTATGTTAATGGTTTAAGAGTTACAGATTTTTCTGCTATAAGTTATCCAGGTCAAAATGACCCTACTAATTTTAACACTGCAACAGAACACGGAGTGGGTGGTTTTGCAGTTGGTACAGATACAAGATTTTTTGATGGCTATTTAGCAGAAATTGTATTTCTTGATGGCACTGCTACAACTTGTAATAGCTTCGGTGAATTTAATAGTTCAGGAATCTGGGTCCCCAAAGACGTAAGTGGTTTGACATTTGGCACTAATGGTTTTCATATTGATGGTAGAGATGCAACTGATCTTGGAGATGATGAAGCTGGAAGTAATGATTTTGCAGCAAGTGGACTTGCAGAACATGACCAAGTGTCTGACTCTCCTACGAATAATTTTCCAACTTTAAATCCATTAAACAAATATGGTAGTAATGTGTCTCTATCAGATGGTAATTTAACATCAACAGTTTCCTCAAGCAGTAATCATAGAGGAGCAAAAGCAACCCAAGCTGTTGCATCAGGTAAATGGTATTTCGAGGTGTATTTTAGTGCATCCAATGCTGATAATAATGGTGCAGTTGCTATAAGTGAATCCTCTGAATATAATGATGTTCCGGGAGAAACTTCTGACCCTACAGGATTTAGATACGGTA